TCACCGGAACAATGAGACGACCCAAGTTACGATCTTGCCGGCGAACAAGGAAACAACCCACCCGAGCGCGGTAATGATGCTGGTGCCAAGCGCAAAGGCTCCGGCGATCTTCCAGCGCGTCACTGCGTAGCCGGCAACGATCGGCTCCATCGTCGCAACGGTCCTTCCAAGCGGCTTCATGTCGGCCTCGATCTTCTCGACGCGCTGGCTGATGCTTTCGAGCTTTTCGCGGTTTTCGCGGTGCTGCTCCGCAGCCGAGCGGCGCACGTCCGCGACCGATGCGGAAAGATTGCGCACCTCGGCCTCGATGTTGCCGATGACTCGGCTGATCTCGTCCAGTCTATTCGGCATTTAATGGGGATTCCCGGTTGGGGAAAGCAGTGCCGCTACCGGCGCAGGATGCGCGCGACCTTTTCGATGGATCGACCACCGACATACGCGGTCAGGATCGTGCCGACCCAATCCGCGATCATTCCGGTGATGGGATCGGTGGTGCCCAGGCCCAGCACCTTGTCCCAGACGATCACCTTCCAGAGATAGATGATGATGGGCAACGCGAGCAGCGGACGGATGATCGCCGTGTACCAGCGTCCCTGCTCGGCGATGATGATGGCGGAAGCTTGCTTGCGAGCTTCAATTTCGGCTGCGATCTCCTTCGCCGCGAGATCGGCTGCGATCCGATCCTGCGTGTTCGCGGCGTCGAGTTTTGTCTTGTAGGCGTTGATCAGGCCGGTGATCACCGGGCCGCCAATGAGGCTCGCGAGCCAAGTCCACATGGCTAGCCCTCCTGGGCCGACGCAGGATCCTCGACGAGTTCAGCCTTGTGTCGCTTGTCCGCGAGGTTGCGCAGGAACTGGAAGAGCGCCGTCACAGTGATCAGGACCAGCGGCCATGCCCAGGACGGCACCTGCGCGGCGATCGAGCTCACGTCGACGCCGCTCGCGATCGGAGCGATGAAGTCGTATCCGCTCACCGCGACGCTCGCCGCGACCACGATAGCGGACGAGAGCTTCTGCTTGATGCCGGCGAACTTCTCGCGCACGGCGGTGAAGAGGCTCTCCTCCTGCTCATAAAGTTCGCGGAGGGCAGGCCGCGATTTCAGGACGGGGCGAATCCAGAACCAGTAGACCGCGACGAAGGTCGCGGCCGCGAGAACGAACATCAGCATTGTATACTCCTTTGATCAGGCTGCGATGGGCACGAGGTTCGGCGTCGGCGCTTCCTGACGCCGCGCGTGCCAGCGGTTCAGCGCGTAGACGGCACCACCGATCGCTCCGGCGCCGACGAGAGTGATTCCGACGGTCTCCAAAGGATGCGCGACCACCCAGTCCCAGAAGCCGGCGCCACCGGCAGCACCGCCGGCGGGCACGCCCTTGGTGATGATTTCCTTCGCCGCCTTGGGGGGCGGCACGATGCCCTTGGCCGGCAACTCGAGCTTCGTCGGAGGCGGCAGCACCAGATCGCGCTTCGCCTTCGGCGCGGGCTCGACTACTGGAAGCGTGGTGAACCCGAGCTGCGTCGGCTGCGGGCAGTCCTTCGGCCAGGTGCAGGCAGTGACGACCGAAGGATCGAAGATCTCGTCGCACACCATGTCGCGCTGGTTGCCGCCGCGGCCGACGAGGCGGCCATCCCTTGTGCGACCGACGACGAGGAAAACGTGGCCGCCCCCGTCGCGTGTCTTTGTCGCGATAGCGCCAACGGCCGCCCCTTTGAGCCGCGCGCCGTAGCGCGCGAAGTCGAGCGCCCACAGGCTGTCGTTTCCAGGAAGCCCGGAAGCGATGAGTGTGTAATTGACTGTGAGCGCGCACCACGGAATCGAGTCATGCTTGTAGGTGCGAGCGATGTTGCCGCCGCAGGCCCTGGCCATGGCGACAATGGCCGGGTTGTCCGCGGATCCGGGAAACTCATAGAGGCCGAGGATTGCGTTCATACGCGCGAGCCAGGGCGGCATGCCGGCAAGGGGCGCCGGCGCGGGACTGGGCGTGACCCGCTGTGCCGCGCCGGCCATGGCGAGTGAGACGGTCCTGACCTCGGCGACTCGCCTGGCCCAGCCGCGGCCGAATACCGGCCAGGTCCGCAAAGATTTCAGAAAGGCGAGACGCTCGTCGCAGATCGCGGCGACCAGCACCTTGGGATCCCGCACGTGCGTGTAGGCGAGGACCTGGTCGGTGACGGCGCTACTATCGGCCGGCAGCCCGACGACGCGGCGCAGCACCTTGCCGCTGCGGCCGACCCCGCTGTTCACACCGTAGTCGAAGACACTGTAATCGACCCCGGCTGGAAGTTCGTCGCAACGCTGTGCGTCCCAGTAGCGCTTGCGGTAGACCGCCTTCGCCTGGTCGACCGACACGGAGCGAACGTCGGCCGCGGTGGCGTCGGGCTTGATGTACTTGCGGAAGTCCGCAAGCGTGATGCCGAAGTTGGTCGGGCCGCCGGGATCGGAAGGGTGATTGGTGTAGCCGCCCTCGTGCGCGAGCAGGCGCCGCAGCGCCTCGTCATAGGTCGAAACCGCCATTCAAGGTCTCCAAAATGAAAAAGCCGCCCGGAGGCGGCTGTCGGCATGATGGTGGTGGCAGGGATCAGGGCACGTAGTGGCCCCAGAAGTGCGACTGGTCGCTCTCGATGTAGCCGTCGTTGGTCGCAAAATGGACGCGCACGTCGATCACGTCGTTCGCCGCCAGCGGAGTCAGTACCGAAAGATTGTAGGTCGTGACATCGTCCACCGGCGCGCCCGAGACCGCCCGTCCGCGCCCGAGCTCGGTGCCATTCTTGTAGAACGTCGCGATCACCTTCGTCGGAACCGTAGCGTTCGCTTTGAACCGCAATGAGAAACCGAACACGTAGTTTCCGGCGAACGGCGCCGTGAAATTGTTGTTGCTGCCGTTGAAGGCATTCTGATCGTTGGAGTCGGCATTGTTGAACTGGACCTTGGTCCAGGTGTTGGCTGCGATGTAGTTGTCGAAATTGGTGTAGGCGGAGAACTTCGGCGCGAGCGGCAGCTTGAGACGACCGGTGCTCCGATCGACTACGAAGCCTGTGAAGTAGTTCGAACCGTCCGGCGAGACCTTGACGGTGAAGTCATCGTCGCCAAGCAGCCCGAATAGCGTGCGCGCCGAATAGTTGGTTTGGAACGTGAGTGCGACATCGTCGCCGGCCGCCGCCTTGTTGAAGGTGAAGCGGACATCATCCGTCTCCCGGTCGAACAGGAAGGCGGTGCCCTTGACGATCAGGGCATTGTTGGCGTCGGCGGTTGCGCCGCCGAGGCCGACGTGTCCGGTGTCCTTGTCGATCGATAGGGCGAGATAGAAGGTCGAGCCGTCAGGCGAGACCTTGATGGTAAAGTCGTCATCGGCGAGCAGCCCGAGCAGCGCGCGTGTGCTGAAGGCATCCTGGAACGTGAAGCCCGCGTCCTTTGCCGCTGCGCTCTTGTTGAGGGCGACGTGCATATGGCCGGTACCCGGCGTCACGTCGTCGTGGCTGAGCAGCACGCCGTCGGACTTCACCGCCAGGCGGTTGGTTGCGTCTGCGGTCGTGCGGATGCCGAGCAGCGCCAGGTTCTGGATGGCCGAGACCGCGGACAGCGCATCGACCCAAGCCGAGCCGTTCCACGCGAGCAGAGCCGCCTCGTCGACCACCCAGGCGAGCCAGCCGATGCCGGGAACGAAGAATCGCCACGCGCCATCGAGCCAGGCGGCGATGTGGTTGGCATGCCCGGCCCAGGCGCCGGTCGGGCTCGCGGCCACGATATAGCGCGCGCTCTCTGCCGGCGAGCCGGGCGGCGCGGCGAGGCTGCGGTCGAGCACCGCAAGCTGCACGAGTGCATCGAGGTCGAACAATGCCTCATTGATGGTGACGTGCTTCTGCGCCTGGTCCGCCGCGAGCTGCGGCAGGCCCAAGTTAGGGGTCGGCATGGATAGTCCTCAGAGAGTGGAAAGAATTTCGGCCTGCATGCCGCGGCCATAGGCACGCGAGATCTGGGCGACCCGCCAGGCAAGCGAGGCCGGCGGCGCGCCGAAGTCGGCCGTCTGCTGGGCGGCGGTGTAGAGCGCGCCTTGGCTCGTGACGCGATTGGTCCGCACGACATTCGCGCCGTCCAGGATCAGGACGTCGTACTCTTCGGTCTCCTCGCCGAGCGGCACCTCGTTAAGCCAGGAGTCGCCGCCGACGCGCGTGCGCCGAGTCCATGACAGCTGGACATCGCCGGATGACGGATCGCGGACCGCCTTGAGGTGCACCGGCGCGAACGGCCGGAGGCCGTTGCCGGTATTGGTGAACACGATCTCGCCCGAGAGGTCGCCGCTCGGACCCTGCGGCACCGGCGCGTAGCGCCAGGCGATCTCGATCCCGATGCGCGAGACCGAAAAGTTCGGCCGCGGCTGGCGCGCCGGGTCGAGCATGATGAACCGGCTGCCCGGCGGGTGGGCCGCGATCTCGTGCTCGGTGCCGCGCTGGCCCCGCAACAGGCGACTCAGCCGGTAGCGGCCCTCGGCAATGAGCTCGGCATTGGCGAACTGGATGACCTCGTCGCCGACGAGAGCGGCGTTGCCGCCCGCGAGCACCCGTTCGTCGGCAAGGCATTGCAGCGAACCAAAGTCGAGTTGCACTTCAACCGTGTTGACGCGGTCCCCCCGCCAAGCCGGGCCGGCTGCAAGCTCGGTGACCGTCTCGCCCAGGACTGACGGCAGCCCGGCGACGGCCGCGACCACGTAGTCCAGTGCATCGGCAGTCGGCTGGAACAGCGTCGCGCCACGAAAACGGCCGGTGCCGACCGGGCAGGCCGCCACATAGAAGCTCGGCGCCGAGGCATCATGGCTGTCTGTCATAATCGGCATGTCGAGGAGCTCGACCCGCACCGGCGCGACCGGCTCGGGCACCGATGGCGGAAGCCCGCCGCTGCCGGTCGGCGCGGTGTAGAACTCCGGGATGCCGCCATCAGTGGCGACGCCGCGCAGGAGCACGAGCCCGGGCTTGCCGTAGGTCACGGCCGTGAGGCGGATGCGCCGCCACACCCCATCGATTGGAACTTCCACCGTATCGGTCGGATCGAGCCTGATGGCGCGAGTCGGCAACCGCAGGTCGACCGCCTCGCGGCCCTGCCACATCTCGCGCAGCGCCCGTTGCCCAATCGCCTGGGCCTGTTCGACCGTGAGCACGATCGGAAAGCTCAGAGTGTTCACGCTTTCCGATTGACCGACCTGCTTGCGCACCGTGACGGTCGAGGACTGGTAGTCGCGGCCTTCATCGATGTGGACCACGTCGACCGCGATCGGAAGCTCCGTGTCCTGGGTGCGCTCGACCTTGACGCGCGAGCGGTCGCTGTCGTTCTCGCTGGCACCGAGGTCGTTCGGATCAAGAGTGATGGGCGCGCCTGCGCCGCGCTTGACGAACACGAGCATGCCGTCGCGCTCGACCGCATCGAAGAAGTACGCCGTCTGCAGGACCGCGATCATGTCGCGCACCGGCTTGCGCTCGGTCACAACGTAGCCGACGACCTCGTCGTCCAGCGCCGTCACGTCGAACTCGTTCTCGGCAAGTCCCACCCGCAGGCACAAGTCCCGGACGATCTCGGCGAGCTGCATGTTGCCGATCTTTCCCTCGATCCAATGGCCGAGACGAAAATTCTCGCCGTCCGACCAGACGTTGGTGAGTGCCGGGAAGAACGGGTACGGGCGGGCGTCCCAACACCAGACGAACCGGCGATCGACCATGGGGCCGCCGTACACCGGCGAGGACGGGTTGTTGGCCGGCTCGTTCCAGAACTCCTCGGTCGCCTCGATCGCGGCGCGCTGTACCACGCGGTCGACCGCGCGGTTGGAGTAGTAGGGCGCGAAGCTCTCGATCGACTTCGGATCGATGAACACGTTCGGCTGGTTGGTCGCGCAGTTCACGGTGGGGAAGCCGTATTCGGTGAACCAGATCGGCTTTCCGCGCGGCACCCAGGCCGTGGCGGGCCCGCTCGGCACGCCGGCAATGCGAGGGACGTGCTGGTTCTCCCACCAGTAGCGGATGTCCTTGATGGCCCAGAATGGATCGTCGATCGGGGAGCGCTGCGGGTCGAGGCCGCGGCGCTCGAGGTCGCGATCGGCCTGCGTGGCATAGAAGTAGTCGATCAGCTCGCCCGAGGCCCAGCCGGCGGCAACCTCGGCTTTGTCGTAAACTGCGCGTGGGACATCCGTGAGTGGGAAATACCCATCGATCCCGACTACGTCGATGTTCGGGTCGGCCCACACCGCATCCAGCGGGAAATCCACATTGGCATCACCGCGATCATGATAGCGGTACTCGGACCAGTCGGCCGCGTAGGTGATCACGCACTCCGATCCGAGGCGCGTCCTCGCCTCGGAGGCAATCTGCTGCCAGAACGGCACCGAAGGATAATTGCCGCTACCATCGCGGATGCGGTTGAGTACCACCATCTCGGAGCCGACGACGAAGCCGTCCACGCCGCCCGCATCCTCGGCAAGCGACATGCAGTGGCGGACGAAGCGCAGGTACCCGTCGCTGCGTTCGAAGAAGCCCGCTACATCGCCCGCTGCGCCGCCGATCCGGCCGCGCCACGGGAACGGCGACGGGTCGGGCGGCGGGATGTCCATCATCAGGAACGGGTACAGCATCACCTTGTAGCCAAGGCTGCGCAGATGCTGGATCGCCCGGATTACCGAGCCGTCATTGATGGTCCCTCCGTAATAGAGTCCCGGCGAGCCATCCGGGTTGGTGTACGAGGAAACGAGCGGCCATCCACCGCCCCCGCCGATGACCGGGCGGCTAATGCCCATGACCGACCAGAGATACGGCATCGTATCGGGCAACCGGTCCGGATAGATCGCGTACTCCGCCTCGGGCCGGATCGAGCAGGTCGCGACGTCCACAGATGTGCCGAACCAGGCGTAGACGACGCTGACCCACTCGACGTTCGGCACCTCGCGCTTGAGGTTCTCGATCGAGACCGCGAAGTCGGCAGCTTTTCGGCCGGCATTGCTGTTGATGTTTGAGTTGCGCACGCGGCTGCGTACGACATTCGGCTCGTAGGCCCATTCGCCGCTCGCCGGGATCAGGCAGACATTGCGGACGAGATGGCGGGCATCGGGCACATCCGCGCGCGAGCCGCGATAGACCTCGATCTCGAAGTTCGGGAAACGGTTGCCGTAGGGCGTGAGGTAGAGGTTTTCGAGAACGACGTAGGCTAGGCCCCGGAACGCCGGCGTGCGGTCGGCACCTTCGACCGCCTGGATCAGCGGGTCCGGTGATTGCGCCTCGTCTCCATAGTAGGCGCGGATTTCATCGACGTGCTCGGGATCGAGCGGCGTCTTGTCGAGCCAGATGCGATAAATCGAGGTGACCGGCGCCTCGCAGATCCCGAGCGCTACATCGGCATAGTAGTGGTAGCTCGTGCGCGTGATGGTCTGCGTGCCGCCGCCCCCGCCACCGCCCTTGCCGCCGCCTCCCACCGTCTCGGTGCGGACCACCTCGCGGATGCCGCGGACCCAGATGATGTTGGCGGGCACCCGCATCCGGCCCCAGACCACCGGCATGGTCTGGCCATAGGCCGACCCCGACAGGTTGAGCTCGGTGAGCTGCGCGCCTTCGACGGTCCGCCGGTCCTGCTGCGGTCCGAACAGCTCGCGGTCCAGGATGCCGCCGACATAGGCGCCGAACAGCGCGCCGAGCGACTGGCCGAGGCCGCCCGCGATCCCGCCGCCGAGCACGCCGCCGGCGAGCGTCAACACGAGCTGGGCCACGCTTCACGTCTCGACTTCGAAGGTGAGGTTCGGCAGGCGGTTCCCGAACGGCGTGATGTAGAGCCGCTCCATCACGACGTAGGCCAGCCCGCGATAAGCGGGCGTCCGGTCGACGCCCTCGACAGCCTGGATGAGCGGGTCTGGCGTCTGCGACTCGTTGCCGACGTACACTCGCATGTCGCCGACCTTGTCGTCCTCGAACGCGTTGCCGTCGGCGAACACGCGGTCCACGCCGGCGATCGGGCCGGCGCACAGGCCGACCGCGACATCGGCATAGTAGTGATAGCTGACATTGGTCACGGTCGTGCCGCCACCACCGCCGCCCTTGCCGCCGCCGCCGACGGTTTGCGTCTCGGTGCGGACCTCCTCATCGAAGCCGCGCATCCAGATGACGTTCGAGGCCATCCGCCCCTTGCCGTAGAGCAGCGGGATCACCGCGCCGTAACTCGACGACTGCACGCGCAGATCCTGCATGCGCGCGCCGTAGACGGTCTGGCTTGCGGTGCCGCCGAACAGCTGCTGGTCGACGATGCCGCCGACGTAACCGCCAACCAGCCCGCCGATCGCGCCGCCGAGTCCGGGCAGCAGCAGGTTACCCAGCACATAGCCGCCGACCGTGAGGACGATCTTGGCCACGCTCAGTCCTCGATGCCGGGCATGCGGAACGCGTGGCGGAGCTTTGCCCGCCACCAGGGCGAGAAGCCATGCTCGACCACCTTGCCGGCTTCGCGATAGCAGTGGATCAGGCCCCCGTCAGGAGCGACGTAGGCGCAGTGGTGCGCCGGTCCCTTGCCAGCGCCAAACAGCAGGATGTCGCCGGGTCTCGCATCGGCCGCGTCGATCTCTTCGGCGCGCGCCTTGAAGCCGAGATACATGCGCGGCTCGGCGCGATAGAGGTGCCAGGTCTCCGGATAGTCGAGCGGAATCGCGATGTCCCCGACAAACGGCTGGGCAACGCCGCGGATGAATCCTATGCAGTCGCAGCCGACTCCCTTGAGCGATGCCTGATGATGCCAGGGCGTGCCGAGCCAGCTCCGCGCCTCGGCGATGACTGCGTCGCGCGTGAACATCAGCTCTTGATCGGGTAGGAGAAGACCTTGTCGTTGCCGGGGATGTGCGGCTCGCCGCGGAAGTTGAGGATGTTGCCGAAGCGGGCGTGACAGGTCTCCGGAGTCTTGTCGCAGCCGGCGACAAGGCGGACCTGGTCGCCGGCGACGATCGGGCGTGGCATCGGCGTGAACAGCTGGATCGATTGTCCAATGTGCTGGAGCACTTCGGTCGCCGCACCGGCGTTCGCGCCGGTCAGGAAGGTGCAGACGCCGAAGGTGTAGAATCCCGTCGGCCGCGCCGTCGGGACGGTGAAGGTGTCGCCGCTCGACACCGCCGAGATCGCAAGCTCGTCGGTCAGCGGCCCGAGCACGACCTTGCACTCGGCGCTACCGAGATCGGTGCGGCAGAGCCGCGAATAGAGCTTGCCGGCGACCTGTTGAAGGCGGTTTGCGATGCCGCGGATTTCGGCGGAGAAGCGATTGTCGGCGCGCTTGACTTCGCCAAGGGAGCCGCGGCGAAGGAGCACGCGGCCTTGCGACAGGTCGGCCCAGTTGACGAGGAAGATATCGATCTTCGCGCCATCGAACAGGCCGGCGGACAGGTCCTCGGCCTTGAGCGCGTCGTCGTCGAGAAACCCGTCGACATCGAGGTTATCGACCGAGAGGTCGGCGCCCGACTTGATCGCGCTGGGAAGGAATCCGGTTGCGGCGACGTAGGTCAGGCCATCGATAACAAGCGGCTGGTCATGGTCGGTGAAGCCGCGCACCCAACCGTCGGTCCGTTCCAGCCGCCAGCAGGTCGCAAGCGTCGTCACCTCGGCTGCAATGTGCGCGGCGAGCTCGGCGGACATGGTCTTCATGGTCAGGACCGGATTTCGATCAAAGCGATCGAGGAGACTTGCTGGATGTGGTAGGCGACTGCCACCACCGGCAGGTGATCGGTGTCGAAGCGCACCGGCACGTCGAACAGGAAGTCGGCATAGGGCTGTGCCGCGGGCGCCGATGTGAAGGTGACAAGCCCGGTTAGGTGGTCGACATCGACCGATACCGGGTTGCCGCTGACGCGAACGACGACGGTGCCGGCCTCGGGCTTGGTGATCACGCGTTGCTCCGCGGAGGGCCCGGAGGCGTACTGTTTCGTCAGCTGCCACACCAGCGGATCGGCCGTCGCCGCGAGCGGCTGCGCCTCCGCTTCAAAGTCATTCCAGTCCCGGAAGCGGAAGCTATAGGCGCGACCTTTGCGGGCGCGGAAAAACGCGATCACCTCGGCCATCTGCTCGCGGGTGCGGATGCCGGTCGAGATGTCGTACTTGGCGCGCGCCGCCGACCAGTTCACGTTGCGCTGCTCGAAGCCGGACGCGACCGCGATGATGTCGGTTGAGAACTCCGGCCCGCCAGTCGCCCCGCGCGCCACTGCGTCGGGAAACCGCACATCATGGAATCCGGTCACAGGTTGCGCTCCGCCCGCCGCAGCGCGGCCGCCATGTCGGCGGTGATCTGGCTTTGCGCCCGCCGGAACGAGGCCGCGTCCGGCGTCGTGACCGCGAAGTTGAGCACGATCGGCGCCGCCTTCGTGCCGCGCTCGTAGGACGCGGCCTCGGCGCGGTTGAGCACGCGCTCGCCGCGCTGGAGGATTGCCGGCACTTCGTCGGGCGAAAGGAACGCGCCGTCATGCAGGCGCGGCGCATTGCGGAAGACCTGTGCGGGCGCCCAGTGCGGTGTCCCGCCCACCCCGACGACACCGCCCTCGTGGAACTTGAAGCCGAACAAGCCTCCAAAGAGGCCGCCGACGTTGTTAAGCGTCGTGAGGTTCGTTCCGAACAGGAAGTTCTTGAGCGGGTTGAGGACGGCGAGCTTGAGGATTTCCTTCTCGATATCGGCGAGCGCCGCGCGCCCCGCATCCGCCCAGGACTTCCAGTCGGTCTTTCCTTGCGCGATCAGGGTCGCAAAGTGGTTGAAGGTCGTGTCGGTGATGCCCTGCAGCGCCTGCATTGCGCCGTTAGAGCGGGCGAGCTCCTGGTTGAGCCGCTCGATATAGGCCGCATTGGCGAGGATCGCCTGGCCTTCGGCGCTGGCGAGATCGATGCCCTTCTGCCGTAGCTGCTGCTCGGCCTGCAGCTGCGCGATGATGATCGCCCGCTGCGACTCGCCCTGGCCGGTCAGTTCGATCTGCTTCTGCAGCAGCTCGACCTGGTTCTTCTGACCCTCGATCGTCTGCAGCGCCGCGGCGCGCGCCTGCTCGCCGTGCAGCCGCGCATAGGCTCCGCGCAGCGCATCAATGACGCGCGCGAGCGTGCCCTTTGCGTTTCCCTCGGCAAGCGCCTGCGCAATGATGAGCGGCCGGAGCGCCTGCTCGACCTGCATCAGGCGCTGCGCCTGCTCGCTTGAGATCGTGCCGGCCGCAACGGCATCATTAAGCTTGCGCTGCGCAGCGGCTTCAGCGGTTAGATCGGTGGCGGACTTCGCCGACTGCGCGGCTTGCTCAGCGATCTGCTCGCGGAGGAGTTCGCGCGCGCGGGTCTCGACATCGACGCCGTTCTGCACGGCCTCGGTCAGCGCCTTGCGGCGGACCTCCGCCTGCTGGGCCGCCGCCGCGCCTTTGAGCCACGCATCGGCCAGGCCGAGCGTCGCCTTGGTATTGACCTCGACGACGCGCGACTGGTCGATGTGCGCCTGCGTCGCCTCGGCGCGCGCCTTGGTGCCGGCCCGCGTGATGTCGGCTTCGGCAATGGCAACCGGGATCGCCTGTCCGGCAAGCTCAAGCCGTCTTCGCTCCTCGGCGATGGCAGCCTTCTGCGCCGGGGTCTTGGCCTGGAGGGCCTGGATTTCGAGTTCGTCGAGGCGGCGGGCCTTCTCGGCTGGGTCGAGCCAAGTGCGGATCGCGCGGGTGACCGCGTCATAGGCGGTCTCGACCTGCTTGAGGTCGGCAACCTTCTGTCGAATGAGCGGGTCGTCGAGCGCGGAACGAAGCTGCGCCTGGCGGGCCTTGAGCGTCTGCAGCTCTTCGAACCCCGGCGTGAGGTCGCGGGCAACCGTGCCAGCGCGGACGGAAAGCTCGTTGGCTTTCGCTTCCTTCGCCCGGACTTCGATGTTGGCGAGCTTCGCCTCGATCTTGGCGATCTCGGCATCAACCTCGGCCAGCATCCGCGTGTTGAAGTTGCGGGCCTGGGCGGCAAAGCGGGTCGGCGGGTTCTCGATCAGCGCCTGCAGGCGCGCGCGTTCCTGCTGGAGCTCCTTGAGCCGCTGTTCGATCGGGGCGCCATCGAGCACGCGCGAGATCGCGCGGCCCATGGCGTCGTAGGCGTTCGACGCCATCCGCCCGACGAAGTCCCACGCGCGCCCAAGCGCGGTGGCTGCTTCCGCCGCGTTGACGAGGCTGCCCTTGAGCGCGTCGAGCATGACGCGCTGGGCTCCCGTGCGATCGTTGTGGTCGGCGAGCGTGCGGACATACTGCCGCGTCCGGTCGTCCAGAAAATTGAGCTTGTCATTGAGCGCATCCGCGCCCCGGATCGGGTCGGCGAAAGCACCAGCCAGCTCCTTGGTGGCTGCGCTAACGTCCGTTCCCGTGGTCGCTGCGTAGTTCTTGACGACCTTGATCAGGCCTTCGAAGTTCGAGACCGCGATCTTGCCGGTCCGCAGGAACGCGGCCTCCATCTCGCGCGCGGCCGCAACCGAAACGCTGCCGGCGGACGCCGACTGCTCCGCGATGCGCTCGATCTGGCTGACAGTCGCGCCCGCAGCCCGGCCGGTGCCGGCAAGCGCAACCTCGAGCTCCTTCTGCGACTCGATATATCGGTAGTAGGAATAGCCGACCGCGGCGCCAAGCGCCGCGATGCCGACCACGACCGCGGTCGTGGGCGTGATCAGGCTGGTGAGGCCCTGCCAAACCCCGCGCAGGATGCCGCTCACGCCTGCGCCCGGGCCGAAGATCTGGGCGATCTGCGAGCCCTGCTGCATCAGCACCATCAGCGGGCGCTGGCCGCTCGCGAGCGAGACGACGACGTCGTTGAGCTGGTAGCTGAGATTGACGAGCTGATTGGATGTCAGCTTGCCCGTCGTGCCGATCGCTCCAAGCGCCCTCGCCGTGCCGTCGAAGCGGGCTTGCGCCAAGCCGTGCGCGGCCGCTTGTTCCGCGGCGGTGATCGCGCCGGCCTTAAAGAGGCTGTTCGCTTCTGCGATCTCGGCATTGAGCCTGGCTTGCGCAGTGCCGAGCGGATCGATCTGCGCGCGGAGCGCCGCGGTGCGAGCAGCGAGGTCTTCGGCGGCCTTGGCCGACTCTTCGAAGACGGCCGCGGACTCGCGCGCGGACTTCGGCGCCGTGCCGACGCCGAGGACCGAATTGAAGTTGCGCTGCGCCTGGTCGGCAGCGCCAGCTTGCCGTGCCGCCTCCGCCAGGCGCTGCAGACGCTGGGCCTGCCGGTCGGTGGCGGCGCCCGTAGCGTCCATGCTGGACGCGACGCCACGAAACGCATCCTGCCCTGCCTTGCCGACTTCATCGAATGCGCGCTTGACCTCCGCCTTGCCCTCGACGCCGAGGCGGATCGAGACCTGGGTGGTGCTCATTCAGTCTGAGTCCCGGGCGTAGGCGCGGACGATGATCGGTTCGATCTCGGGGAGGATGTCGACCAGGAGCGAGTTGAGCGCGCCCATGGCGTCGGCGAGCAGCAGCACCGCGCCGAAATCGAGCGCGTAGACGCCGCCCATGACGGCGCGGACCTGCCCGGCCGCGCGCTTGAGAACGCCCCAGGCAACAATGCCCTCGGCCGTCGTCGGGGCGTGTTCCTGGTAGGGGCACGCTGGGCAGGTTTCGGAGCACGCGGCGCAATAGCCTTCGCCCCCGCCGAAGTGCCATTCGGCAAGAGCGATCAGACGTTTTTTTCCGCGTCCTGGATGATGGCCGGCCCGACATAGAGGCGATCGATCGCATCGAACATCGGCCACAGTTCGAGCGCCGCGTCGATCGTCTCCTTCGAGGGCTCGACTGGATTTCCGTCGGCATCGCCGATCCCCTCCCAGGCGGCAATGCCGGAATGTGCCAGCGACCGTGTGAAGGCGACGCCCGCCTTCACCATGGCGTCATCGCCGCCCGCGCGCAGCACGTCGGCCGCAGCGGTGCGCGCCAGCAGGATGGCGGCGACCGACACCGGCCGGAACTGCACCCGGACGCCGGGCAGCATGTCGAGCCAGAACGGCTCGCGATCGAAGGCGAGTTTGAGCATCGGAACCTCTTGGAGTGAAGCGCGAAATCCCGAACGGAGCGCAATCGCTCATGGGATCGAGCCAGTGGATCAGTAGGCAGTGATGTCGTTGGTGAGGACGGCGGTCAGCGTCTTCTGAAGCGTAGGGTCTTCGGCCGCCTGGAAGGCGAACGCCGCCTGGATGCCACCAGGCCCGGTAATCGGCTGCTTCGGCTTCGGCAGGTAGACCTCGTGCACGGTGAACAGGAGCGATTTGTTGGCGTTGATCGCCCAGCCGAACGACAGTTCGCATGCAGTGCCGGCCACCGCCTGATCGAGCAGCACGGTATCGGCGAAGCGGATGTTCACGGTGCCCGACACGCCGACCATCGCCGGATCGGCGTCCTCGATCCGGCCGTCCGGCCGGATGACCTCGACCTTGTCGAGGTTGTTCGAGTACATGAGCTCCGCCGAGACGATTTGCCCGAGCGACGTGCCGTTGCGCTTGATCTCGCCCATGAACTGCGAGAAGCGCTCGATCACGGCTTCACTCGGAGAGCCGGCACCAGACACCGCCGCCTTGGTCTCGCCCTGCGCGATCAGGCTCATGGTGGCGTTGAGGAGCCCCGAGCGCTGCAGCTGGATTTTCATTGAGTTGGCGCGGACGCCGAAGTTCATCCCGTAGCTCGGGACCTCCGGCATGCCGATCTCGATCGCCATGGACGGCAGGGTGAGCGCGCCCGACACGAACGTGTGGGTGAAGACCCCGGTGTTGTCGACCGACGTCGGGGCTCCCAGGAGGAGCTTCAGCCAATAGCCGAAGTTCCGCAGATCGACAGGGACAACGGCGTCCCCCTCGTTGTTGACGACGTCCCGGCTCGGCGGCAACGGCTCGCGGCCATAGCCGAGGAGGTCGCTCGCGATCAGGTTCTGCTCGTCGCCAAGCGCCGAGGAGACGAATGGGAGCTTCTTGTAGCCGGCCACCGGCGGCATACCGTACGTGGTCTCGAATGCGGCAGCCATGACGGCGTTGGCGCCGCGCGCGCGTGCCATGGGACTCTCCCAAGTTTGATGGAATTCAGTTCAGTGGATCGGTCGTGCCGTAGACCGCAACGATCGAAGGATCAGCCCAGCGGCCGGCGCGAGCGCCTGCGGTCTCGACATCGTCGGTTGACGGAGCCTCGGCTTCGATGAAATCGCAGAGGCCGCCGAGCGTGCGGTCCGCGACCACGGCGGCACCGATCGCTCCGAGCATGGCGTCGAGCACCTGCTCGCGGGTTTGGCTTGACGTTTCATAGGCCGCGATCTCGATCGGGACGCGGTGCGTAAAGACGTAGGTGAGCGGCGATAGAATGACTTCCGGCTCGCCCGGATCGCCGTCCCGGATGATGGCGAGGCCACCCGGCGCAATGCGCTCAGGCTTGGCCAGGTTGCGCTTCACGTCGGCATCGGGCAGCGCCGCGGCAACGAGAGCCTTGATCGCGTCCAGCACCTGTTCTCGCCGGCTCGTCATAGCGCGGTTGCCACCAGCACGAACGCGACGACGGAGAACGACAGGACGGCAATCCAAATTGCGAGCTCGTTGCCTTCCACGATTATCTCCAGCGACTTGCGATGAGGCCCGGGACGCGATCGGCCCAGCGCTGTGCGGCGCTGCCGATGTCGAACCGTTTCCGAAGCGTGACCTGCGGCACCAGGATGAACACGACGACTGTCGAGCGGCCCTTCAACCGCGTGAATTGCGCGCCGCCGCGCGTGCGGCCGATGTTCGGCCGCGCCAGTCCTTTCTTGCTCAGCCGCGCGTTATCAGCGACGAGCAGCGAAGGGCGCCCGCGGCGATAGACGAAGCGGAGCCGCATTCCGGTGCGCCGCTCCCAGCCGCCCGGCGTGATCCGCTTCATGGCGCCGGTCGTACTGATGCCCTTCACCCCCGCGGCTGCCGTCGGGATCGCGAGCCAGAAGCCACGGCTGGATTGGATCGTCACGCCGCGGTCGAACGCGTCGACAATGTTCGGCGCCTTCGACCAGACGAACGAAGCCGCCTCGAGGCTCACCGCGCTTTCCGGATAGGTCTTCCCGCGCCAGGTGTTGGCGAGGCGTTGCCCGAGGCCGCCATCGACGACGTCGGCACGCAGGTCGGATTTCAAGCCCTCCGTCACCTCGCGCATGGCGCCGGTGACGGAACGCGCCGCGTCGGTTTCTGCCTCGGCCAGGCCTTTGACGAGGTCGTCGGTCTTCAGCGTGAAGCGCATCGGATCAGGGCGGTGGTGCGGCCTCGCAGGTCCAGACCAGGCCGAGGCTGTCCGCGACCGGAGTGGCGAGGACCTCGAACAGCATGCCGTCGATTTCGACCGTGTCGCCGCTGACTGGGTTTGGGATTTCCGACCGGCGCACGTCGATCAGCACCGTCGGCAGGATGGCGCGGCTGTCGCCGAAACCGGCGGCCTGGTCGGGCCTCTTGGTGATGACGCGGATCACGACGCCATCGCCCGCACCGCCCGCGCGCCAGAGCGCGTTGCGGGCGATGTTCGGGTCGGCGAACAGCGCGTCGGTCGCAGCCGCAAACGCATCCATCATGCGGCTCAGTTGCTGCTCAGGATTTTCACCGCGAGGCGAGGCCGCTTGTTCACCGGCAGGGGCGAGGCCTCGGTCTTGACATCGATAGCGCTGCCATCGGGCCGTGCAATCTGGCGGGCATAGATCGGCAGCCCCATGGTGTTGACGGTCTCGATCAGGTTTGCAGGCGCCCCGTAGGTGACGAAGGTGTCCATGGTGCCGAGGGGGAACGCGATGCCCTCGTTCGCCGGAACCAGCGTCTCGGTCGCGCCGGTCGAGAGCGTGACCGTTGCGTTGTATTCCTCGAACACGATGCCGGAGAACGGAAAGCGGCGGCGGGTGTCCTCGCGCAGCGGCTGCGCGCCGGTCGAAGAGAAATACTTGTAGGCCTCCTCGACCTTGGAGTGCCCGATGAGCTTGTCGAAGAAGCCGGGGCTGACCAACGCGAGCACGCCGTTCATGGTCTCGCCCTTAAGCTCGGTCTCGACGTTGCGCAGGACCTCGCGACACTTGCCCTGGACGTTCGTGCCGGCGGTCCCGAGCACGAAATCGACCGACTGCTGGACCAGGCCGAACTCGTCGAAGTAGTCGTAGAGCGCGACGCCTGCGCCGTCCTTGACGATGCCACGGAGCGCGTTGATCTCCATGTATTCCCGCGTCTGCGCGTGCTTGGCGCGCATGCGGGTGAGCTTGCGTTCCATGACGGTTGCGAGCGGGTCGGCCGCGTCGGCCACCCCGAAGCCTCGGACGCCCTGGATGTCCTGCGGCGTGATGACGTCGTCGTGTGGAATCCACGGCACCGTAAAGGAGCGCATCGAGCGCGTGTCGCGATTGGCGACGGTGGCAGGCCCGCCGAGCGGGACGGTTGGCAGCAGGTTGAGCACGCCTTCGGCCTGCTCGATGATGACGCTGCGCTGGGTCACCCCTTCGAAGCGGAACAGGCCCATCTCGCCGAGCCGAGTGTAGATGTTCGGCAGGATGTTGATGGCGGTGGTCATCTCGGCGAGCGTGTAGCCGCCCGCGTCGAAGGGATTGATTATCGGGGCCATTCTTTTGGGTCTCCTCAAAATGGTTCTGGCCCCGACAGAAATCCGTCGAGGCCCGGTTGCGGTCAGCGAGTGGCGTGGGATCAGGCAGTGTCGCGGGCGACGATGCCGGCCGCGGCGAGCTGGACGTGCTTGGCGGTTTTCTCGGCCGCTTGGTCGACGGACGCGTCGAAGACGAGCGCCGCCTTGGACACGATCGCGGGCCCGCGCGCGACGACGAGGCCAGTCTTGTCGGCCGCGGTCGCATCGACCGCCTCGATCAGGACCGCCACAGCCGTCTCGGCGCCCTCGTCACCCACGACCTGGGCGGCGGGCGAGAGCCGGTACTTGCCGGAAGCGGTGATCTTGCCGAGCACGGAACCGAGTGCGTAGTCCGTGCCGGATTTCAGCGTGATCGTTTCCCGGGTGTAGTTGCCGTTGAGCTCATACTTGAGCAGGTCGCCGAGCGTCGGCGCTTTGGTAAGAGTGGCCATGTCTGGAGCTCCTTATGGGAATCAACTGCGGGCCGCTGCGGCGCGCTCGCGCGCGCGCCGGACGATCGGGCTATCGCCGGCCGTCGGGGTGGAGGGCGCAGCGGCGATGACGCTGGTCGCCTCGGTGCGTGCCGCGAGCGTGTCGAGCACCGAGCGACGAAGCGCGTCCGCCGAAACGCCCTTAGCGACCGCATCCGCTGCGTCGACCGTCACCCCGAGCCGGGCCGCCTGAGCCGCGACGGCGGCAATCTCGGCGAATTCCGCGCGAAGCTTGTCCGCGGGCGCCGACGCTGGTTCCAGCGCAGGAGGCGTAGGATCAGGAACTGCCGCAGGTGCCGGCTGAGGCTCGACCGGCTGTTGCGGCGCGTTCGGCTCGTCTGGAATCTGTTCCGTTTCGTTCGTCGCCATGGACGGACTCCTCTTCTGTCTCGGTTTGGTGGATGGGCGCGCGGTCGCCGCGCGATCGAGTTCAGCGGCCATCTCGGCGATGGCAAGGTCGAGCGTGCCCAGGCGGTCGGCGAGGCCCGCGCGGATCGCGAGCTCGCCGCGATAGATCGCGGCTTTCGTCCCGCGCGCTGCTTCGCTTGTCAGCCCGCGGTTGACCGAAACCAGCGCGCAGAACTCGGAATAGAGGCGATCGACGTCCGCCTGAATTGTCGCTCGGGCGCGCTCGGAGAGCGGCTCGTGGGCATTGCCATCCACCTTCTGTGCGCCCGCGAACACGAAGGTCCAGGCCAGTCCCGCCTTGGCGTCTGCCCCGCTCTCGTCGACGTGGACCGCAACCACGCCGATGGAGCCAACCTCGCCCGTGCGCGTCACGTAGAGCTGATCGGCCGTGCTCGCGATGGCGTAAGCCGCGGATAGCGCGCATTCGTTAGCCACCGCCCAGAGCGGCTTGGCGCTCGCGTCACTGATCGCTTGAATCTGTTCGACCAGGTCGAACAGGCCGCCGACCTCTCCTCCGGGCGAATCCACATCGAGGACAACGCCGCGCACGCTGGGGTCGCTCATCGCGCCGGCAATCGCATCCGCGATCTCGCCGTAGGACACGAGGCCGCTTGCTGCGTCGAGATAGCTGGAGCGGCTCACCAGGGTGCCGATGACCGAGACCACCGCGATCCGCTCGACCGTCACGGAAACCATCGGTGCCGGATCGCTCTCGGCTTCGATCGGTTCTGCGGCACCTCCCGCGAGGCGCGGCGCCAGCACGCCGAGGATCACTTCGAGCTTGGCGCGGGCGATCATCAGCGGCGTCCCGAACACGCGGGCCGCAACGTGGGGAAGGTTCAACATTGTCCGGATGGTCAATCGTTGGCGGGTGGGTTGGTGGTATCAGCAGAGGAGACATCAGCCGGATCGCCTGGCGCCGGCTCGGCGCTTGACGGCGATATCGATCCGAAACTCAATCCCAATGACTTTTCGCGGGCCTTGTCGGCCGCGATCTCGGCATCGACCTGCTCGGCGTCGTAGCCGCGCTCGGCCAGCGCCTGCGTGCGGCTCTTTAAACCTGCGTCGATCTGCTCGATCTCGGCGCGAGCGTCTTTCAGCGGATCGACCCAATCCCACTTCGGCGGCAGCCATCCGCACGCCAGATACTCACGCCGGCGCTGGTCGTAGTCCGGCAGTGCGAGCGTGCCCGCAAGTACCGCGGTGTCCATCCAGCGTGCCCAGACCTGGCGGCACAGCTGCCAGACGATGACGGCATGCTGATAGGCTTCGATCCGCCGGCGGAATTCGAGCAGGGCCAGGCGCGAGTTCGAATAGTTCGCCTTGAGCATATCGTTGGAGAGATAGGCGTAAGGCACGCCAAGCGCGGCCGAGACCTGTAGCAATGTCCGGTACTGGAACGGCTCGTAGGTCTGGCCGACGTCGGCCGGCGCCGAAGTCTGCACCTCCTCGCCGGGCTCCAGCATGGTGATCTGGCCGGGCTGCAGGTCGATCGTGCGCTCGTCGTTCTGATCGCGCCCCTCCGCGGCATCGAGCGGTTCGGCCGGTGCCGGCGTCGTGATGAAGAGCGCGTGCATCGCCGCGACCTTCTTCCGGTCGAGTTCGGCATCGTCGTACTGGTCGAGCAGGAACAGCTTCACGATGCCGGCCGCGAAGCGCGACACTCCGCGTAGCTGCCCGGCATCGACCGGATCGATGACGTGAATGATCTCGAAGGCCGGCACCCGCACGATGTCGCCAGCGAGTCCGGGATCGGTGATGTCGCCCGGGTGCCGCCGCAGGAAATGGTAGGCGACCCGACGGCCGATCCCGTCGAATTCGATGCCCTGGCGGATGACATTGCCGCCGGGCATGACTTCGTTGCGATTGAGCGGCAGCATCTCCGAGGGAAGCATCTGCAGCTGCAGCGGCACCGTGAGTCCGTCCTGCGGCCGGCGCGGCCTGAACCGGAAGAACACTTCGCCTGCGATGAACACCTCGCGCGCGGCCCGGCGCTGCAGACCATAGAAGTCAGTGAAGCCCTCCGCATCGGCTTCATCGGTCCAGCCGAGCCAGAGCTCCTGGACCGCTGCTTTCAAGCCGGCGTCCTTGATCAGTGACGACGGTTTGATGCCGGCGCCGACGACGTTGCCGGCCCAGCTCTCGATCGCATTCGTGGCGTAGCCGTTGTTGCGAATGAGCCAGCGGGCGCGCGCCGTGATGTCCGCACCGGCCGCCGCGATCAGCGTGTTGAGATGCGCCCGGCTCGGCTGGAATCCTTTCAGTCGCCGGTTTGCGAGCCCGGCCTCGAACCCGCCAATGAATGCCCCGACACGCCGCCGGAACTGTTGCAGCGAAGCGAGCACTCAAAGTCCCTTCGAAGCAGAGGTCAGAATCCGTCGGCGTCGGCCGCCTTCGCCCGCAGTTGCAATCCGGCGTTCGAGTTCTGTGATGGCGGCCGCCATCTCGGCGTCGGTGGCATACGTGACGCGCCGACCGTCGATCTCGACCGTCCGCACGCCACGGAAGCGCGCCGCCAGCAGCGCGTCGCGTTGCGCGGTCATCTCTTCGAGGGTCATTTTGGTTCAGCTCAGATAGCTCGATCGGAAAACGCGGCGTGCACGGCGCTCGGGGCGGCGTCGGATGACACCCGCCACCGTCGCGCCCACCGCCTCAGGCTCAATGGCCTGGTCGGAATTTGCGTCGGCCGAGATTCCGACTTGCTGCTCGAGGTCGCGCCACATGGCCTCGGTCCAGCGATCGGCGCCGGCGATCCACGCGGCCGCGCGGGCATAAACCCTGCAATCGAGTGCTTCGTTGCGCTCGCGCAGCTTCTGCCATTCCAGCCGGCTGAAACCGCGCTTGGTCTTCACCGTGACAAGCTGCTCGGCGACGAGCTGCTTCACCCACTCGGCTTCGGTGCCACGCGGCAAGTGCACGTAGCCGGCCGGAATTTTTGCGCCTGCCGCGATCTCCTCGTCGGTCGGCGCCGACAATCGCAAGTAGCGATAGGTCTCGCTCTTGAACGTGGCGACCGCGATCGTCCAGAGCCGCGCCCCGCGTCGAAGCTTCTTGCCACCCTCTGTGACGTCGACGTGGGTCGGACCGGCAACCGGCGCCGTACGGTTGAAGCCCTCGACGCCCTTGATCGGCGCAACCTGCGCATGGCCGGCCCTGCGAGCCCAGGCGTAGACGGCCGGCGCCTCGTACCCGGTGTCGATCGCGAGCTTTGCAAGGCCAAGCCGCGTACCGTGCGCATGAAGCCAGGTGCGATCGAGGAGGAGACCAAGCTCCTCCCAGGTCTCGGCTTGCTCGGGTCCGCCTTCGACCACGATGTGGTCGACGAGCCAGCTTTCGAGACCTCGGCCCCAGGCCCAGACATCGACCTCGATGCGGTCCTTCTGGACGTCGGCGCCCGCCGTCAGGAACAAGCCGCCGCTCGGTACCGTGCCGATCTGCCAGGACTCGCGGCGCTCGTAAAGGCGCTGCCAGTCCGGCGCCTCGCCGGTCTCGACCCAGGTCTCGCCAAGCACGCTGTTCTTGAAGCTGCGCCTAGCTTCGTCGGTGGTCGCAGCTTCGCACAGCCGCGCGATGTGCTCCCAGGAGAGCCAGCCGACCGGCGAGTAGAGCGCCGAAATATGAAATCCGATGGTGCCCGGGTCTTCCGAGTCCGCGGTGGCACGCCACTCCCCGGCCTCGAGCATGGCCGTCTTGTGGTGCTCCTCGATCCGTTCTTCGCAAGAGGCGCAGAGATAATGTGCGGTGTCGGGCTTGCCCTTGTCCCAGCGCAACCGTTCGAACCTGAGCCACTGCATCTCCCGGCAGTGCGGGCACGGCACGAAGTAGCGGCGCTGGTCCGAGGCCTCGTACTCGCGCTCCACGCGCGATAGGCCATGGATGGTCGGCGTCGACCCGAGGAGAACCTTGGAGCGCCACGAGAAGGTGCGGGTGCGTGCCTCGGCGAGAGCGACCGGGTCGCCTTCCTCGTCAGCCGACGGCGGATAGGCATCGACCTCATCGAGGAACAGGTAGCGCGCCGGCATCGAGCGCAAGCCGACGGCGCTGTTCGCCCCAGTGATGACCAGGAGTCCGGCGGGAAACTCCTTCGAGAGCACCGTGTTGCCAGCATCACGCGAGCGCGCCGGCTTGACGCGCTCCCGGAGCGCAGGGCTCTCATGGATCAGGGGCTCAAGGCGCTGGCGGGAAAAGCGCTTGGCGAGTTCGACGGTCGGCTGCACCGCGAGCATCGGGCCCGGCGCATGATGAATGACGTATCCGATCCAGTTGTTGCCGCCTTCGGTGAAGCCGACCTGGGCCGATTTCATCACCACGATGCGGCGCGCCGGATGCATCGGCGACAGCGCGTCGACAATTTCCCGGATGTAGGGCGTGCGATCGGTGCGGTAGCGGCCTGGCTCGGCCGACGCGCGCGGGCTCAGCACCCGGTGGCGGTCGGCCCATTCCGAGACGGTCAGCGCCGGATCGGGGGTGAGCCCGTCGCGCCAGGACTGGCCAAGCTCGTCGGCGCCCTCGAAACCGAACAGGTCAGCGGAGCTCTGGCCGGATCTCGGCGAGCTCGGCGAGGTGACCGCGGACATGCGTCTCTATGAGTTTCTGGACCGCGTGCGCCTCGACACCGAGATCGGCCGCGATCAGGGCCGCGACCCGAGCCGGCCAGTTGAGCCAGGAGTCCCGTTCCTCGCGTGCCAGCCGAAACACCAGCGCCGTCGCCCGCGCGCGATCAACGAGCTCGCCCTTCATGCGCTGCAGGCGCAGGCGAGCGAGATGGGCCTTGGCGATTTCGTGCGCGGTGCGGGCCTGGACGAAGGTGACGTTGCCACCGGCGGGCAAGCCCTGCTCTTTCAGCGTCTCGCGCACCGAGCCGAGCGCAGCCTCGCCAACCGGGCGAAGTTTTTCGTTAGGCGCCTTCAGCTTTGCTTTCGAGCGGCCAGGATCGGTGGAGCGCTGCCAGGCGGCGTCGGCTTTCGCCGGGTCGATCGTACCATCAGGCTCAAGCGGGATGCGTCCGGCCTTGGCGGCCTTGAGCACGGCCACATGGCTTACGCCACGTGCCTTGGCATAAGCGCGGATCGAGATTCCCATTCAGGTCAGGGCCGGTTTGCACCGCGACATGCCGCGGAAAAAGATGCAGTCCGCGCGATTATTGACTTGGCTTCCGTCGGAAGCAGCGCGTGTATGGCGCCATCAAAACGGAGAGCGCCATGACCAAGGTCCTGCCGAGCAACAACGAAGCCTGGGGCTTCTTTGGCACCATCCGCCACCACGCCGATCCCGTCGAAGCCTGGCCGCTCGCCATGCGGGCCATCGCCGAGGCGACCGGGTGCTCCGAAATCGGGGTTCGCGATTTCCTCGACTGCCGCCATGGCCGGCATTTCGCGGACGATGTGGCCAACGGACTGTTCGAAGGGCGCGGTCTCGCCGACGCCATCGATGCCGCGGTCGATCGCTGGATGAACTGGACGATCGATCGGCGCACGTCACGCGAGACCGGCATCCCGCGCGGACTGCCCTACCTTGTCGGCCTCGTCACCGATTGGGAGATCGTGGCCGAAGCGAGCGCCTAACAACCGGAAGGAGCATTGCCATGGAAGACTGGTCCGGCCTCACGCCCGCAGAGATTCGCGCCCGCGTCGCCGCTGCACGCGAGCCCGCGCTGCGAAAATTCCTCGCGAATTGCGAGGCCGAAATCTTGCCGGGCGAGACACTCGAACAGGCCGTCAGACGCGTGCAGCTTGTTGTTTTCGGCGCGATCCGTCGCGCGGCGGAAACAGCCCGCCCGAACGAAAGCTTCCAGCAATCCATGGACCGCGTCCTGTCGGGTCAAGACTGATCGACTTCCGCACCTCTACGCCCCGCTCCGATGCGGGGCTCGGGGTCGTAGAAGGGTCGCGATGGTCGCGGCCCGACCACGAAGGAGCCTCAGATGCCCAAGTCGAGCAAAGCAAAGACCAAGACCTCTCAGAAGCGGAAGGTCCAAGCAAAAGCCAAGACGCCCGGCACACGCGCCAACAGCAAACAGGCGCAACTCATCGAAATGCTGCAGCGTCCAGACGGCGCCACCATCGATGAGATCGTGAAGAAGTTCGATTGGCAAGCGCACACAGTCCGTGGCGCGATTGCCGGTGCCCTCAAAAAGAAGCTCGGCCTGAACGTGCAGTCGGAGAAAGTCGAAGGCCGCGGGCGCGTCTATCGCATCGCCTGAACCGGATCGAATTTCGAAGCGCCGTCGGCGGCAAACCCGACGGCGCTTTGCCGTTCAGGCCTACAATCGCTCGCCCTTCACCTCATCAAAGCCCCGCCCATCGCTTGCGAGTGATGCCGCTTTCCCGGTGTGGCGCTGCCAGCGCTCGATAGTAACGTCGCAATAGCGCGGGTCGATTTCTATGGCGAGGCAAACGCGGCCGACGGACGCGGCAGCGATCAGTGTCGAACCCGATCCGGCGAAGGGCTCATAGACGAGATCGCCCTTCGCGCTGTTGTTGACGAGCGGCCGGCGCATGCACTCGACCGGCTTCTGCGTTCCGTGCTCGGTCGCCTCGTCGTTCTCGCCGGTGGCGATGGTCCATAACGTGGTTTGGTCGCGCGCGCCCTGCCAGTGGCCGCTCGCTCCCTTGCGCACTGCGTAGAAGCACGGTTCATGCTGCCAGTGGTAATCTCCGCGGGAGAGCACCAGGCGTGGCTTGGCCCATACGATCTGCGCCCTGATCAGGAGGCCGCAAGCATCGAGACTCTCCGCGACCGTCCGTGCGTGGATCCCGGAGTGCCAGACGTAAGCGACATCACCGGGAAACAGGCTCCAGGCCTCGCGCCAATCGGCGCGGTCGTCGTTGTTGACCTTTCCAGGCCGCGCGGTCGAGGAAACACCGGACTCGACTCGCCAGTTGGGATCGTAATCGACCCCGTAAGGCGGGTCGGTCACCATCAGGTGCGGTCGCGCCCCATCGAGTAGCCGCTCGACATCGGTTGCGACGGTGGCATCGCCACACAGAAGACGGTGCGATCCAAGCAACCAAAGATCACCCGGACGGGTGACGGCTTGCGTCGGTGGTTCGGGAACGTCTTCCTCTTCCTCGGATGCTCCGCCTGCGTCGAGCGCGTCGAGCAGCCGGTCGAGTTCGTCCTCGGCAAAGCCCAACAGCTCGAGGTTGACGCCGTCCTCCTTCAGCCGCTCAAGCTCCGCGGACAGGAGCGCATCATCCCAGCCGGCATTAAGCGCGATGCGGTTATCGGCGAGCCGGAACGCGCGCGCCTGGGCGTCGGTCAGGTGCCCGAGCCGGATCACCGGGACCTGCTGCAACCCGAGCCGCATCGCGCCAAGCACGCGGCCATGACCCGCGACCAAGACGCCGCGCTCGTCCACAAGGCACGGTACGTTGAACCCAAACTCCGCGATCGAGCCGGCGATCTGTGCGACCTGCTCTTCGGGATGCGTTCGAGCGTTCGCCGCATACGGCAGGAGCCGCTCGATCGGCCAGCTCTCAACTTGCAGTGGCTCAGTCGTCGGCTGGGATTGCGACCCCACGCTGACGCGCGACCGCTTCGAAGGTTTGGCCTTCGCCATCGAGTTTCACTGGCTGGTCAGGGAAGAGCTTGCGCCATCGGCGCAGCGTGACATCGACGTATTCGGGCGCGATCTCGATTGCCCTCATGCGCCGGCCGGCGCGTTCCGCCGCGATGATGGCGGTGCCCGAGCCGGCGAACGGCTCATAGACGATGTCCCGTTCGTTGCTGTAGGCGCGCATCACGAATTCCGGCAGCGCGACCGGGAAAACCGCGGGGTGCTCGGTCTCGATGCCGCGCGCCTTGTGCCGCGTGATGCGGATGACGTTGTCCGGGATGCGCGTGTCCTGGACGCCCTGTCCGGCATGCGTCCACTCGCCGACATGCCCGTCCTTGTGGCGGATGCCGCCATGCGTGTCGTTGACGTGGCCGGCCCATTTGCAGGGCACGATCTTGTTCGGCTTGCGGGCCTTGCGATTGAAGTGAAAGACGAACTCGAAAGCCGGCGCCAGGCGTCCGTTCCAATCGCCTGGCAATCCCGGTCCCTGGTCCCAGACGTAGAAGCCGAAGCGGCGCCAGCCCTGCTCGCGCATCCAATCGAGCCAGGCTTGCCAATAGGGCTGCCATTCGTTGTCCCGGTGAATGAGACCGAGATTGATCAGAACCTGAGCGGCCTCCGTGACCGGCAGCTCGGCGAACACGCCGCGCATCAGCGTGTCCCAATCGCCCACGCCGCCGGTCGTGTAGTCGCGCTGATTACCGTAGGGCGGCGACGTGAAGACGAGCGCGGCGCGCTCGCCGTTCATGACGCGCGCCACGGCCGCAGGGTCGGTGCCATCGCCGCACAGCAGGCGGTGATTGCCGATCAGCCAGAGATCGCCCGCGCGCGAGATTGGCTCGCGTGGCGGTGCCGGCATCTCGTCTGCAGCGTCCTCGCCGACACCGTCCGCGGCATCCGTCTCCTCGCCGAGCGGCGCCAGGAGCGCATCGAGCTCGGTCTCCGAGAAGCCGGTGAGCGCAAGGTCGAAGCCGTCGCCATTCAGCGCATGCAGCTCGGCTGCGAGCAGTTCCTCGTTCCAGCCGGCATTGAGCGCGAGCTTGTTATCGGCGATGACGTAAGCGCGCCGCTGGGCCGGTGTGATGTGACCGAGGACGACCACCGGGACTGTGTCGAGGCCGAGCTTGTGTGCGGCAAGGAGCCGCCCGTGGCCGGCAACGATGCCGCCCTCCGCATCGACCAGGATCGGATTGGTCCAGCCGAATTCGACGATCGAGGCTGCGATCTGCGCCACCTGGTCGTCGTCGTGAGTCCGGGCATTGCGCGCGTACGGGCTCAGCCGATCGAGCGGCCAATGCTCGACCGCGTCGGGCAGTCGCGGTTTCATTTGGTTCGGCGATGCACCGCGGCGGGTGGTAACTGGCTTCGGCGGGTTACCACGCGCGGTTACCAGGCGGCCTAGCGAAAAAAAGCGCGCCGTTGCGCGCCTCTAGGGCACACAGGCGCCAACGTCGGGTGGTAACTGGTAACTCAGATTTTGCGGCTGGCTGTAGCGAAATTTCGGGCCATTGCCCCCCGCATACCATTTTGCGCCAGGGAGGACCCGTGCGTCGGTCTTGCTGATCGTCGAGCGCGCCTCGCCCGAGCTTGACGCGAAATTACGCTGAACCGGTCAACTGCGTCTCGCCGAAAAATGTCTCACCAAAAAATGTCTCACGTTCCAAAATGATCTTGACAGAAGAATCGGGTATTGAATCTCCGCTGCGCTCCATTGTTCCCGAAATCAGGTGGCAACACGGCCAAGTCGAGATCAGCTAGAAGCAATCCTTAGCACTACGAGAATCGCCCCACGCTTGTTCCGTAGCCCACCAAATGATCCAGCCGCCACCGACGATCAAAGCGGCAAGCGCGAGCCAACCGTAGAAGTTTGCTGACGCGAGGCCGGATGCAAGCACAAGCACAGGAAGGATCATGGCGAGATAGTACGGTCCCGTGTAGCGGCAGTGCGTGCGCCCGCAACGCTTTGCATTGAGGATGCACGCTGTGCCCATCCAAATGAGCGCAGCGGACCAAACGGCCGCGCGTGCCGACACCGGGGCGAACAACGCAGCGACTACGGCACCTTTAGGGAGCCACCACGCGATGATGCTGGTATGGGCCTTACCGAGCCAGTCCCTCGCGGATTGGGCTGCAACGTTCATTCAA